GTTCTGGAAACAAACTTAAACCAAGGCAAAAAGAACTTGGAGTTCGCCTCGTCATTGTCGAGGGTAACGAAGTTCGTATTATCGAAACGAGAGAAACAATCAGAAAGAGGCAAAGAAAAGAAAAAAAGTTCTTATACAAAGCGAGGAAAGGAATCGACTTTTTGGAAGAATATTAAAGAGATAACTCCTAGTATACATTGGACCAGAATAGAAACTTATGGAACTCCAGGGATACCTGACTTGTTAGGAGTGCTCGTGCATAAACCTAAAAACATTTCGTTTTGGTGTGAGTTGAAAATAGCTGATACCTTGTGCTTGCGCTTGAGTCCTTTTCAAATATCTTGGAATATAAAAAGATATCAACTTTGCAAAGATAATTTTATCTTAGCTAAGATCCCAGAAACAAGAGAGATAATGATGTGGGAAGGCTCTTGTGCTCGTGAGCTTGCGACCAACTACAAAGAAGTCTCCCCGTTATTTACGATAGCACAACCTTACAAAGATGTGCTTGAACCCGAACTTAAGCGTGTGCTTGAACTTGTTCCCTAATATTTTTATCTTCAATTACTTTGTCAATGTAGACATCCATGACATCCCAACTTACACCGATTGTTTCGTCATGTTTATCTAACATTAACTTTAAAACATATCTGCAATCATCAGTAGTTAATTTACTTTCTAGCCCTCTAGATTTTAATTGTTCTTTAACATCATCAGTAGTCCATTCTAACGATATTGTATCTTTGTTTATTTGTTTCATTCTGCCTCCTCCCTTTCTTTTTCATAAAATGTTTCTGACATATCTAATTCGTCATAAAAATTAATTTTTTTAGCGTCACAAAAATGTCTTAGGTCACAGAGGACATCTGCAACACGATAGTATTCATCTTCACTATCCTCGCCCCTTAAACCTAAAAGACTTTTAATTTTCTTTACTCTATCTTTGTTGTTCATTATTGTTCCTCTCTGATATTTTCTATTTCGTTTTCGTCTAGAGCAATACCATACTCTTCTTGATATTGCTCTATGATTAGTTTTTTGTATTCCTCAACGCTGTTGGCTTCTCTATTGTTTCCAATAAAGTGAAGTTTTACTTCGCAAGTGTATTCTTTCATTCTTGTTCCTTAATATTTTTTTCTTGTTTTTGGCTCTCTTCTTTTTCATATACATAAGCACTAATACTAAAAGCGTTTAATGCTTCTGTAATCGTGTCTAAAGTATCTTCGTTTTCATTTTCTACTTCAATAATATATTCTTTCATTATGTGTCCTCTTTTTTATCCTCTAACGCTTTGATTATAGTTTGATACGCCCTATCTATTTTCTTTTGCTCACTAGGTTCAGAGCTAATACAATCCTCACAATATCCCATTAATGCAAAATGAATAGTTTCTAATGCGTTTTCTAATTTTTTACCAACTACACTCATAAATCACCTCTTCACCAGATTTTAAAGCCTCTTTACAATACTCTAAAAATTTTAAGTCTTGATCTTTGTATTGTTTAACTGATTCCTCTTGAAACTGTTGCCCCCAAAAAAATCCGTCATGTGCAAAATAATTAAAGTAGTTTTCTTTTATAGCCTCTTCTAATTTTTCTACTACTTCCTGTGTCATAATCACAGGGTTGTCACCAGCGTTAAAACCAAGATTAAAACCATTACTAGCTTTTGTATTTGGATTTTGCTCTTTCCAAATGGTATCCATGAACTTTTGTAGTCGTGCGTGTTTCCTCCAAACAAAAACTTTCTTTCTTTCCTCTTTGTCGTTAGCGTAAAACAAATCCCAGTTTACTTTATGTTCTTTAGCGTGTGCGTGTTGGTCTAAACCCATTTTAAATTACCTCCGTAATATTTTGTTTTTTTATTGGGTAGTTTTAATTTTCGCCACGAAGTACCTTTGGTGTCTACACATATGGCACTACCCAAGCCATTCGGTGGGGGTGCGAACCGTAAGTTTAGCATTACCTATTACCTATACGCACTTTGTTGTCATGGTAACCCCATAGTGAGTACGCAAAACGCCGTTCCACTTGTATTATACAAGATCGCCACTTATTTTTGGTTCCTTTTTAGCAACTGTACTCAAGCGCAGTGGTGTTCCCATAGAGAAATCTATTGCCCGAATAATTACTTCAAGCTCAAAGTCCTTAGTACATTCTCGCACCGCTATGTTTTATAAGACAGTATCGAACAAAACATATATTTAATATAGGATATTATAGGATAATGTCAAGCCCTAAAGTAAATTTTTTTTGTGCTTGTCCATGTGCTTGTCCATGTGCTTGTGCTTGTCCATGTGCTTGTGCTTGTGATTTAAAAATCAATATCATTATTCTAATGCGCTTTATAACTTATATTCTTTATTCGCTTATCCCAACAAGCGGTACAGCTTAAACAGTTTCCGCCTTGTTGGTAGGCTTTACAAATAAATCCTATTGGCTTTTTTTCTTTGTGTACTGTTGATGTATTTATTTTTTTAAAATTTTTTGGTGGCTTTCCGTCTATCATTGACGCAGATAATCGAATAACTAAATTTTTAGGGAACTTTTTTTTATATTGTCTTATTATTTTTATTTCTCTAGTTGGCAACCAATGTTTACAATGCGGTGTATTTTTAGCAATTTCTACAATTTTTTCTAATGCTTCTATATGCGGAATATCACCGCTATCAAACCATCTAAAATATTTCATATGCTGTAATTGGTAAGTCATAACATATACAAAGTATTCGCTTTCAAGATGTTTTAAATTATTTTTTCTATTCTTGATTACGCTTGGATAATTATAATTATTTCTAAGCGCATAACATTTTGAACAAGTCGAACCCTCAATTAGTCTTAATTTTGATCCCGTTATACAATCTCTAGCATCTAAGCTAAAACTAAAACAATTCATTTTAGAAGTTTTATTAAGTTTTATTAATTGCAATTTATAGCCTATTTGATTTTTTCAAAGCTGTAGTAAAAAAATTTGATCTATTATAACCGCCTTTAAATTTCTTTTTTTTATTACCTAAATTAATTAAAAATGTTTCACAATCTTTTATATATTGAGCGCTTAAATCTTTATGATTACAAGCGAAATAATTAAATAAATCATTTTTTTTACTTCTTATTTTTGACATACTTCTCTAGTAAATCCTTTCTTTTTTTGACTAATAAATCATATTTTTTTTGATCTTTACGCCTGACGCCATAAACTAATTTTGTATTATACTCTCTAAATGTTTTTAATTTCTCAGCTTCCATACCTAATTTTAATTGTTGCCTAAAAATTTTTTTTGGTAAATCTAAGACTGTAATATTCCCTAAAATATAATTAAGACTTTTCATTTAATCCTTTACGCTTTCTAAGTATTTAATTTCTTTTTTAGCTTTGTTTATAGCTTGGTTAATCGTGTAAAAATAAAAACTATTTTTGTAATAAATCCCGCCATTATCTATCTTTATACAAATAACCCCGTTTTTATATGTTTCAATGTTGGCTTCGTACTTGCCAAAAATAAGCAAATATTCGCTTTTTATTGGATAATTCATTACTCTTTTTTATAGGATTTTTTTTATAAATACAATATTTTTTTATATAATTTTATATAAAAAATGATATATTTTTATTAATATTTAATAGTAAAGGAAAATAAAAAAATGGCTATAAATATAGAAAAAAAAGAACCAAAACAGCTAGATTTATTAAATCCTGAATATTCATACGAATATTTGCAGGAAGCTCTAAAACTAGTTGAACCAATAACAACAATGATTGATAGAGAAATACAAGTCTATAATTTAAAAAATGGCTTTGTTGTTTCTATCAATCCAGATAAGAAAGGAATTAATTAAAATGGCTCAAGCTAAAATGTATCAAGTAGATCACTTAAAACAAAATATATATAATGTTTTTTCTGAAAGTATATCCGTACTTGAACAGCAAAGAAGGATAGAAGAGCGTGAATTTATACAAGAAAAAAGAAAATTCATAGCTAAGAAACTTGGCGCTGACAAAATAAAACAGCAAATAGAAAACGCTAAACTAATGTATGAAAAGGCGCAACAAGACGCTAGGGATTTTTGTAAAAAATACGCTGGTAAACATAATCTTGGCGATACTCATTATACTATGCGCAATAGTGAAACAATATCAGCTATTGATATTGATAACCAAGTTGACGAATTTGCTAGTAAGTATGCGCATACTTTTATGAAAAAATCTAAGGCTTCTAAAGACTTAGAACAGATCAAAGCGTTAAAAGACAAACTAATTGATAATATTGTTTTAACAAATGACATTGAGGAAGCTGAAAAGAAAGTCATAAGCGTACTACAACAAAAAGCGCCTTTTATTTTAGAACAATATGCGCCAGAATTACCACAGCTAGAAAAACCGCAAGAAATAGAAAATCAAATATAATTAAAAAATTAGGCGGGATAAAACCCGCCTTTTTTATTTTCAAAAACATATCTTGTTTTTGGTTTTAGATTTGAAATTGATCTTTTTAACCTATTCCCCCAACCAATGGAATTTGTTGAATAAGTAATATTTTTATCTTTTTTAAATCCCGCATACTCTAAATATGTACCTTTTTGTTGTTGGTGTATGTAAGTTATAATTTTATTAAAATCATAATTATAATTAAATTGTTTTATGGCTTCTTTGACAAAATAGCTGGGAAGCTCAAAGCCGTCTTTTAATGGGTTAAAACTTGGTAAAAAACAAATTCTGTTAATTTCAAAAATATTTTTTTCTTTAAATCTTGCAACGGGGTTTCCTATTGTCAAAATTCCTAAAACTTTGAACCCGTTAGAATATAGACACGGATCCCCGCTTTCAGTAAAACTATAAATAAAATCATCATCATCTGTTGGATCTTGATAGGCTTTATGAAACCAATCTGAAAAATATTCGTCATACTTATCACAGAGTACAACGGGTTCATAGTTATTTGTATTTTTCATTAATATAAAAGATTCTCTATGTCCTATTGGCGCTTTGTTAGTTCTATGGAAGCGTTCAATTAAAAACTTAGCTAATGGAAAATGTACTGATTTAACTGATATATTTGTACTCATTTTTATATTTTTGTTATTGGCTGTTTGACATTGAGAGAAACATTTAACTAGCCGCCGAATAGGTTAGCACCAATATAATTATTTTAATTAAAGCGCTATTGTTTAAAGTTATTTATTATTTTTAACATCAATTATTTTATCAATGAAATTATTTATTTTAATTTTTTCATTATCTGTAAAAATATTCTCATGATGTTCATTATTAAAATAATAGTCATCTACAGCTTTAAATAATATCTGTAATTCTCTTTTACTTAGTTTATTTAAATCTATGTTTTCAAACATTATCGCCTCTTTTCTTTTTAACATATGTTATAGGATTTTATATAAGTTTACGAATAAATCAATAGTAAAAATAAACTTTAATAAATTTTTTTTAAAATAGCTGTGGATAAAAAAGAGCTGATAAAATAATAATTAATCGAATATTTACAGCGTAAAAAAACACGCCAAAGGCTCTCTGTCAGAGAGTAAAAAATATTTAATATTTACTTGTGATCCGTGATCCGTGATCCGTTGCCAATGCGCAAGAGATACTAGGCCAATTTTATTTGATACATGACAATCGACCATGAACCCCCGACCCCCTAACGCTTGTAAATGTATGTGCGCCGTGTATATATAAATATACAGACATAACATGAGCGATTTACTTTCATCGGTGACTTCAATGAACCAAGAGGAACAAGAATTATTCCTCAAAAGGTTAGAGCTAAAAAAGTTCCAGCTTGAGTCGGCTAAAAACGCAAAAGAATCCTTTGGGTCTTTTGTAAAAACTATTTGGCCTGACTTCATAGAGGGGGCACACCATAAAATCATTTCTAAAAAATTAGAAGCCATCCGTGATAAAAAAATTACAAGATTAATTGTGAACATGCCTCCTCGACATACTAAGTCAGAATTTGCTAGTTATCTGTTCCCGGCTTGGATGATGGGGCACAACCCTAAATTGAAAATTATCCAAACCACCCATACAGCAGAACTTGCATATCGTTTTGGTAGAAAAGTTAGGAACCTGATGAACGAACAAGAGTATCGAAACATATTCCCAAAAAGTGAACTACGAGCTGACTCACAAGCAGCAGGTAGATGGGAAACAAATTACGGTGGCGAATATTTTGCGGCAGGTGTCGGTGGTTCGATAACCGGTCGTGGTGCGGACTTGTTAATTATCGACGATCCTCATTCAGAACAAGATGCC